AGTCCCCCGGTCGGTTGACCCCCTGCCGGGGGGGCGAAAAGAAAAGACCCCCCCTCCCCCATTGAGGCCGTGGGGTCTTTTCGATTTTTAATTCCCCCCCTTTTTGAACACAAGTTCAAAAAAATACCCCTCCCCCATAAAATATATCTTGACAATGATTTAATGTTGTGATATATATTTAACCAACAGTAAGACAAACAAAAACAACAAAAACGGGGGGTCGAAAAATGGATTTTAATTACGAAAAAGCATATTGTGAAATTGCGTTTCCTGCCTTTGGGAATTTATCAAATGAGCATAAAAATATTCACTATCTTTTGAGAATGGCGGTGGCAGAAAAAAAACAAAATAGACAGTTGCTTATCCCCATAACTGAAGAGCGGGAAATATTGAAAGCATTGTCATGCAAGGAAATTGCAGAAATGGCGAGGGCCAGCTATTTTGCCGGACATTGGCGACCTTCCCTTATGGGCAGTGCCTTTGACAACAAAAACGGGGAAAGTTGGAAGGTTGCCAATGTATGTGATCAAATCTTGAGAGAACGGTTGACACCCCCCCACAACATCCAGATTCACGAGGGAAAGTTCCGGGTGACGTTTTCAAATAAAGATTGTTGGCTGTGGGATGAATTCGGGCTGGCCACTGAAAAGAACCTTGAAATATTCAAGACCTGCGGGCTGCCTTTCGGGGAAAGAACCATTGATGAATCAGCAAAAAAATTGAAAGAGATGTGCGGGGATATGTGGCCTGATGTGGACACCTTGCCGGACGGCGATCTTTACAGATCCTTACTGGAATTGAAAAAAGAAAAAGCACGTAAAGACATAGAAAAAAACCACGTATCAAAACTTGAGGGCCTGAAACAAAAGGCGGTCGAGGCGGAACTAGAATTGAAGGCATTTGGAGCCCCACAAAAAGCAGAGCAATTCATTGATAAAGAGAGAAGTGTTATGATTTTCAATTTGGGGATTTCGCTTAGGTGGCTGATTGAACATGACATTGATATCGATAATTGCATTTATTATTCACATTTAAAAGAATTTTGTTTCGGCTGGCGTGAAAAAATAACCGAACAGGAAAGGGGGCAGTTAATCGAAAAGCTGAACGGGTTCCCATTCGAGTACAGATTCAAATAATTTCAGAAAATTCATTACTCAATAGAGGCGGTGAGGGCTGATAACCCTACCGCCTTTTTTATTTTCAAATAATTTCAAATCCTGCCTTACCATTGGCGGTTCCGGTCGTCTTTCAAATAATTCTTATAGCTTCCTTACCAATTTCAAATAATTTTAAAACGGCCCTTACCACTTCAAACCGCACGCCGCCATGTAGGTTCGGTCGGTTCGGGTTGGGGTGTCAGCAGGGGGTTGGGCGGTACAATTGTACGCAATACTGTTTTAACAAATAGGGGGTCACTTATTTTTATAATTGTTAAAACGGGGGTTGTGATATCTGTTAAAACGTAAGGGTGATTATCTGTTCTAACAAAAGAACAAATATTTGTTTTAACATGGCGGTTCTTAATTGTACGGTCATCTGTTTTAATTCGGTCGCTATTCATAGACGGTCAAATAATTCTATCCAAAAACCATACCATAATGTGTCATTCAAAAACCATGCCAAAAATAGCGGTTAAATTCATGGTTAAATTGATAGTCAAAACAGTCACAAAACGGCCTTTTTTCACTTTTCAAAGTAAGAATATTGAGTAAATTCAAGTACTTATGTTTTCAATTTCACCCATACCTATGCCTTGGGGTGGGGGCGATCGTTCAACCTGCGGCATCTGGGGCAGTCGCCCTAGTGTCTCTAAGGTTTGTGGGCAGTCAAAAAACTTACGGATGAACATGTGTTCATTTATTTATTTTTATGTTTTTTTGTCAAAATCATGCTATTTATTTGCAATGAATTTATATAGTTATAAGCGGTGTGTCCCGTTTGGCCTGTTTTTTGGTTTTTTTGAAAAATGGGTCGGTCAGTATTTGAACGGTTTTTTGTAGATTCAATGATAGTGCGGTTTTGCGGCGAGTGATTATTTTTTTAAAATTATTTATTTGCAATGAAATTAATATGGCGTTATGATCAGTCATAAATTGAAATAAATCAGTTTATAAAAATTAAATAGGGGGTCAAAATGATTAAGCTTTTCAAATTCAATGGTAATAATTGGGAATTTTTCGACTATGGCGTAAAATCAAAAATCGATTGTTATTGTAATCAGGGTTTTGTCTGTCAATTTTAAAAAGGGGGTCATTATGTCAAATCGTATTAGAAAAAACAGAAACAAAGAAATTTTAGACATGTATATTTTAAGGGGTTGCCCGAAAAAAACAGATAGAAAACGGGTCGCCTGTCTTGATCCAAAAAAACTTATCAGGGCATGGATGGGTCGGAAAGTTGAGTACCTTAAGTTCACTCTTGCAATATAGGGGGGTGCCCTGATGGTGATGGGAATAATTATCTTGCTGATAATTTTAATACTGGCCAGTAAATAAAAACTTAAAAAAGGGGGGCTTTAAAATGTGTACAGAAAACAACCATGAGTACTCTGAAAAAGTATGTCCAAACTGCGGCACGGTGTTTTGCTACTCGTGTTGTAACGGCACGAATGTAGATCAGGGGGGCAAGTACGAAGAGGACTACATGTATTGTCCGACATGTGGTCTCGATTATTATTCCTGGGTGCCGGGGTCAACCCCAGATTTTGTGGAATAAAAACTTTAAAACAGGGTGCCGCTTATATCAAGGGCACCCACAATAAAAAGGGGGTTCAAGATGGAAAACAAAGAAAAGTATTTGAGGGAAGAAATAGAGCGGTTGCGATCTATCATGCTAAGGGAAGCTCGGCGGGGGTCGCAATGGTTATACTGCTCGGCCATGATTCAAAAACACGTTATCAGTTTATGTGGATTGAAAAAGGGGGTGACGTTATGAATAAGGTTTATAAGATTATATCCGGTCTTGTTTCAGCTCGGTTGAATTGTATTAAAACAAACAATCATGCATGGAAAGATCGGCATGAAGATAGAATTGATACCATAATAAAGGACCGGTTTCCAAGCGGTTCGGGGTTTGATGCTGGAACAAAGATTGATTATGAAGAGTCAACAAGTGAAAAGCTTGTTTTCATTTCATCGTATCATATGATGGATGAATACGGGGGTTATGACGGCTGGATTGACTTCAAGGTTATAGTGACGGCAAGCTTGCAGTTTGACTTTGACTTGAGGATAAAAGGTCGGTTTAGCAAGCTTAATGATCATAATAGCGGTTTGAGAGATTATATTGAGGATACGTTTCACTTCATTTTAAATGATATGATGATTGATTGATAGACTGTAACAAGCATCAGGATAATAAAGGGCGGTCACTCTATTAAGGGTGGTCGCCCTTGTTTGTTTCATCAAACCATCAAAACGGCGTATAATCAAGTTTAAGGCAGTCAATTCAATTCAACGTATGAGACACAACAACAAAAATTGAGGCCGTTAGAATTCAATTGAGGCGGTTTGAGGCACAAATCTGAGGAGTTTTTTTTCTTCGGCCAGCTTTTACCCCATAAAAATTCCTACCAACTTTTTTGGTTTCTAACAATGAATTTAATATGTCACAGAACACATGTTCAAATAGTGTCACACTATTGAAAATGGAGATTGTGTCCTCCATGCATGCCGTAAAAATTCTCACAATATTTCTATAATTATGCAATGAATTTTACTTGACATAATATTTCAGTTGTGGTAGAGATAACTCATAACAAATCAATAAATGGGGAAGGAAAATGAGTGTGAAAGCGGACAGATTGAAAAAAATGCTTTACTCTGAATTAGACCATAATTGTGATGTCTGGTACGATCCACACCATAAATGTGGATGGATGATGGAATCTCCTGAATTGGTGCAACAACGACTTGGCTACAATTATGAACAAGCAGAGAAGTTTATTAGGGAGTTTGATTGGTCATGGATTAGGGAACATTTAAAATCGGGGGAATGAAAAAATGGAAAAGAAAACAATACCGTATAGCTGGATTTCACTGTATGAGGGATGGAAGATCGTAGGATATGAAAATTATGTTGCTGGTATCCCCACCCATGCAGAGATAGTGATGCCGGAAACTCCTGAAGAGATAGGATTGTACAGTGTCATCCCCCCCATAAAAGGAGAAATAAAATGATAAAGCCGGACAAAAAATGACTGAGAAAAAAACTTGTTTAGAATGGAGAGTACACACTGCCAGACTGCTTTCTGAAATACTTAATAACAACCCTAACATGGAAATTTTTAATGTTCCACTAAAAATATTTGCAAATTTGTTATGTGAAGTAGGGGAAAGAGCCGCACAGCTAAATGACCCTGTGCTAAATGCATTGATGTGCCGATTAACCATTTATGAGATAGCTGATCCATACAGCCCTGAGTACAATAGAGAGGAGGTAGAGCAAATTTTGAAAAATGTTAAAGACAAGGAGAAATATGTTTTATAGAAATATTACAATAAAGCAGATGGAAGAGTTATTTGATATTCTGGAAGGATGCAGGGGAGTCGAGCAGAAGCCTGAGCACCATCCGGAAGGAGATGTGTTTGTCCATTCTGTTCAAGTCCTCCAGCACGCTCTCAGGGAGTCGGATGATCCCCATTTGATCTTTGCTGGGATGCTCCATGATGTTGGAAAGTGTAAAGGGACTCTGGGACATGAGGAATATTCCTGTGAGATGCTGAGGGGGAAGATTAGCGAGAAGACGGAATGGCTGATTTTGAATCATATCCGGATTAAGTGGTTTTTGAATGGAGAGATGAGGAAACTTGGGAAAGTGAAGTATTTGTACACCCATCCATGGTTTGCTGATTTGATATTGCTGAATAGATGGGATAATGCTGGGAGAAATCCGAATAAGAAAATTGAGTACGATAGAAATAAATTTATTGATCGGATTTTTTTAAAAGTGAACAATGAATGTAATTTGAGATAATTCTTGACAAATAAAAATAACTGTGGTAATAAGAAAACAAACATAAAAAACAAACATAAAAAACAAACTTTAATTAAGGAGAAAAAAATGAATTCGTATTGTGAAGCAATTGATGTGCTGATGTCGAGTGATGGGGAAAGTCAGAGAGATTTGCTGATTCAGATTGCCAAAATGAATCCGTCCGTTCTTGTGAAAGCATACAAAGCATTACGTGTGTACCAGAATAATAACACAGTTGGATGGGAAGTGAAAGTTATCCCACTTCTTAATGAGGGAAGAAAAGTTATGGCAATTAAGACCTGCAAAAAGATTACAGGATGGGATTTGAAGGTATGTAAACATGCTGTTGAACAATTAATGGAAAGATTGAGGATGGATTCATGATTCTGTTCTGGATGAATGATTTGATGATGGAACCCTCCGATAGACTGTCTGAGTATACCTGTGATGTTTATGTTCGGATGGGATTATGTATCTGCAGAAATCGGAGACCAAGGAAACATTTGGATGAAATTAAAATTTGGAGGATGGAATGAAAAAGTCTTATAACGAAATTCGATTCAGGAAATTGGTTAATGAGTTCCAGCAAGCTGTGCATGAATTTGCGATAATCTATAATGACGATAAGACGGATTGTTGGGACAGTGGGGAGAATCTCAAAGAAGCGAAAGCAAGATTGATTAATTTTATGGAACGGAAGATGCGGGATATTGAAACTCTTATGAGGAACAGGGATTAAGACATGCAGAAACCCATGACAACAGATGATATTCATAATGCTTTTCCTGGAAGTGCTGAGGAAGATGAATATGATGAGTTTGAGACTTTGTTATCCTCCACTTGTTCAATGACATGCCCCAAATGCAGGAAAAGGAATTGGTTTATGGGATCGTGGGGAAATGAGGATATTCCTCTGGAATGGGAATGTCCGGGATGTCATCAGATTATTTCCTTAAGACGACACACAGCATAATAAAGGAGTACAAAGATGGGGAGAAGTAAAGGAGTAAAAAACAGATACTGAAAGTATCCCATTGTCTGCACGTCGTGCGGAAAAATTACAACACCACAGAATTCGTCCCCGAGAGAAAAGAATGGGAAACCATTTACTGAGTGTAGTGAATGCTCAAAAGTCAGGATTTATAAATACAATTTGACAAAGCTATCGGATGAAGAATTGGAGTACAGGGAGAAGAATTATCAGAGTCTTCTGAAATTTATTGGGATGGAAATACGAGAACGAAGAGAACAGGGAAAAAGCACATTGGAGAGATACGAAGAGTTAATCCTGAAGAAACGGGGGAGTAAATAATGGGATATAGCACTGATCCAGAAATGGTAAGAGTGGATTTTTTTAAGCAGTCAGGTAAATGGTATTGTACTGAAGCTGTCAGATTTTATCAGTATAATGAATCTGATATTATGTATGCCTTTGCCAGAGCGTTACAAGAACACATGGGGGGAGATACTGAGCGTCTGTCTGATATGGATGCTGTGTGCCTTCATCCTTACCATAAACATGCGTACCCCCTGATGATGAAGCATGGGGAATGGAACAATTACACCAAACCTTGGGGGGATAAGTAATGGTTAAAGAGTATAAGGAAACACACCAACAGGGAATTGTGGAATTCAACATCCCCATTATTCCTGTTACGGAAGAAGTGGATTTTGGAATCCAGATTGCCAAAGATGGGAGAGTTTGGGTTTGTGTTAATGGGCATTCCGCAATTCGATTCAAGCCCACTAAAAAAACCAAAGGGAGATAAATAATGGATACAGAATTATCAAAAAAGATAATGACCTCATTTATGTTTGTAATAATATCATTTGCACTTGGATGGGTATTTTGTGATGTGTATCGAGGTTCATTTGGAGCCCCACAAAAAGCAGAGCAATTCATTGATAAAGAGAGAAGTGTTATGATTTTCAATTTGGGGATTTCGCTCGGTTATCTATCCAGCAAGCAAGGGATTAACGAGGAACTGTTGTACTCCGAGGGGATGAAGATGTATAATTTGATTATTACCCCCAAAAAGGAAGAAAAATGAAACCAAAAGCCGATCTTATGATTGGGAGATTGCAAAAACTCGCAATAGATTATAACAGGTCTGACAAATACAGACCTGCTGTTCTGGAATATATCAGACTCACCATGAAAAGATTTGACTGGGAGGGACACCCAGTGGAAGGATTAAGTCCCGTGCAAGTTATGCGTTATATTAAAACATTGCCACGTTATAGATAAAAAGTCTTGACAATGGTTGTAATTTGTGCTAAATGAGTAAATAAAGTCACAGCAACCAAAAAATAAAGGAGACAAGTATGGATTTTAGAGAGTTCAGCCAAAAACTGCAGGAACACATCACCGAAATGCTGAAAGATAAGCCCCAACTCTTTATGTCAGGTGTTGACAAAGACTTAATGTGGGAAACGTATCTTAACAGCTTTCCCCCCGGAACAAATGAGGTTTACAGGGAACGCAGGGAGTACGATTGTTCCTGTTGTCGCCATTTTGTGAAGTCGTTTGGGAATGTTGTCACTATCAAGGACAATAAAATCCAAACCATTTGGGATTTCAAAACCAACGACACCACTTTTCAGCCTGTTGTGGACGCTCTCAAAAATCTTGTTATGTCATATCCCATCAAGGATGCGTTTGTTACTCGTGAACACGTGTTCGGAACTGAGAAAAACCATGAACAACTTCCGGATGGGAGTGTAAAAACGTGGGAACACATGAATTACACTCTTCCCAAGCATTATGTTATCAAATCCAGCAAAACTGTTCCTGAAGCTATGGGAGAATTGCGGGATATGAAGAATGTCTTCCAACGCTCTTTGAACGAGATTTCCAAGGATGCTGTTGAAACAGTCTTGGAACTCATCTCTCAGAACTCCTTATATAAAGGAGAGGAATGGAAAACAGTGCTTTCCCAGTTCCTTGATCTTCATAAAACCTTTCATAAAATAAATGGTGCGGATAACAAGGAGCATTACTGCTGGCAGGTATCCGGGATTGTGGGTGGAGTCATCAGCAAAATCAAAAACCATTCCATTGGTGTTCTGCTGACCAATATCTCCGAGGGAATGGAACTGAACGAAGCTGTCAGGAAGTATGAAGCTATTGTCGCCCCCACGAATTACAAAAGACCCAAAGCTGTGTTTACCACAAAGATGCTGGAGCAAGCCCAGAAGAAGATCGAGGAACTGGGATTCCTGCAGTCCCTTGAGCGGAGACATGCTGTTCTGGAGGACATTACCATCAATAACATCCTTTACGCCAACAGGGACGTTGTTAAGCGTCTTTCCGGGGATTTTTTCTCTGATCTCAAGAAGCAGACTACCAAGGGGAAGCAATTCGATAGAGTTGAGGAAGTTCCAGTTGAAGTGTTTGTGAAAGACATCCTTCCTCAAGCTTCCAATGTCGAAGTGTTTTTGGAGAACAAACATTCCGGGAATATGGTATCCCTGATTGCTCCTGTTAATTCTGACAGCCCCACAATGTTTAAATGGGGAAATGGATTCTCATGGGCATATTCCGGGAATATCACCGACAGCATGAAAGAGCGTGTGAAAGCTGCCGGGGGAAATGTTGAGGGGGTATTGCGCTTTTCCCTGCAATGGAATACCGAGTTTGATAACAGAAATGACTTCGATGCTTTTTGTATCGAGCCAGATGGAACCAGGATTTATTTTGGTAAAAAAGTAGGCCATAAATCCGGGGGGAATTTGGATGTTGATATTATTCACCCAAATAATACTGAAGTAGCCGTCGAGAATATCACATGGCCCATTGAATCCAGAATGCAAGGGGGGATTTATTCCTTTGGCGTGAATAATTTCACCCATCGGGGGGGACGTTCCGGATTTTCTGCTGAGATTGAGTACCAAGGACAGATTTATTCTTATGATTACCCCAAAGAACTCAGGCAAAAAGAAGATGTGATCGTTGCCAAGATTAAATATAATAGAAAAGACGGGATTAAGTTTATTGAGTCACTTCCATCTTCCACGTCCAGCAGAACAGTGTGGAACCTGCCCACGAATGGTTTTCATCCTGTTTCTGTGTGTATGTTCTCCCCCAATTATTGGGATGAACAAAAGGGAATCGGACACAAGCATTACTTCTTCATGCTGAAAGACTGTATCAACGAGCAGCAACCGAATGGGTTTTTCAATGAATTTCTCCGGGAAGAATTGATGCCCCATCGACAGGTACTGGAAGCATTGGGGAGCCGGATGAAAGTCCAGCTTTCGGAGAATCAGTTATCCGGAATTGGATTCTCTTCAACCAAACGGGATTCTCTGGTATGTAAAGTATCCGGAAGTTTTGACCGAACCATTAAAGTTATTTTTTAAAAACGGAGGCAAAGATGAATAAGTTAATTATGTTGGTGTGTCTTTTTTTACTTCTTTTTATCGTTGGGTGTACAGATTCGGATAACGCTACAAGAGTATTACGATCACAGGGGTATACCAATATTAAAATCACCGGCTATTGTCTGTTTGGCTGTAGTAAAGACGATGGCGTACATACGGGATTTAAGGCAAAAGCCCCAAACGGTGAAATGATTGAGGGAGTAGTTTGTCAAGGATTGCTGCTCAAGGGGGCAACTGTCCGCATTAAATAAAAACCACAAAAAAAGGAGAACACAATGAGTATTTTCGAGAAAGCAAGCAGAGAAAAATTGCGGTTTCAGCACAAAGGAATTTGCACAGTGGACGATCTTTGGGAATTACCGTTACGATCTCTGGATGCCATTTACAAAGACCTGAACGCCAAAGTCAAAGCGCAGAAAGAAGAAAGCCTCCTGGATGTCAAGAGTGCCGCAGACGAAACTGTAGCGTTACAGGTTGAAATCGTGAAGCACATCGTCACTGTCCGTCTCCAGGAAGCTCAGGAGCGCAGGGATGCTGTTGCCAAATCCGAACAGAAGAAAAAGCTCTTGGGGATTCTCGCCAAGAAGCAGGACTCCGAGTTGGAGAACCTCTCCATTGAGGAATTGACAAAACAGATCAACGAGATGTAATTTGGGATAATTAATCTGGATGTTTAGAAAACTCAAAATTATTCTTTCAATTATTACACTATGTCATGTCGTTTTTATTCCATTTTGTTTTTTAACAATTATTGAGAATAAAAATACATTTACCGTAACTGTAGGTTGTATTTGTTTACTTTTGAATTTGTTTTTTATAGGTAAAAATATTAACACACTGAGTTCACGCAAGGACCGTTTATGAGATGCGTCAAAGCGTGTCAACTGTATGTAATTAAAGTTGCTGGGGGAGGCGCAATCTGTGGTCAGGACTATGTACGCTGATCTTACGAATGCCTACTGTGGATTGCAAAGCCTTTAACGTGTAGACCGTGACAAGGATGACAGCCGTGACTACAAACTGGTGTGAATCCAGTCCCCCCGGAACCATTTAAAAAAAGAGGATACAATGAGAATAACATTTGGGAAGTATTATATAGAGCATGACGGAAAAAAAGAAAATCCTTGTGTAACCTTGTACAAAGAAAAAATCTTGGGGGAGAAGTCACACACCCCTGGAGAATCTGCTATTAAAATCGTAGGGTACTACCCCAGTATGATAACCGCCCTGGACAGATTATTGGAGGAAGAGATCTGGAACGCAGATGTTATTTCTGTTAAGGAATTAATAACTGTTATTACAGAAGCCAAGCAAGAGATAACTTCCAAAATTGACGAATTAAAACAAGCTGTTATCAACAGCAAAAAGGGGAAATCATGAACTACAAGCTAAAGGGGAATATCATGTTGAATGGGGATATCATTTCCCCTGAAATCCCAATCGCTGAGTTTTCAGATGAACTGATCTCAAGCCAGAAACACCGTATTGTTATCACGTTAAATCATGGTCATGAGATGTTAATGCTTTATAAACAGCTTCGAGAAAACATGCACATCGTATTTGTCACTGAAATGCTCACCAAAATGGAAGATGTGTTTTCCAAGTATGATTATGCTATGTTTGAACTTAGCAAGAAAGGATAAACATGCACATTGTTATAGCTGGATACCCAAGAGCCGGTTCGACTATGTTACTGAACATGTTGCGGAGTACCGTTACCAATTTCAAGTTTTTTGATTCTGAGGTCAAAGCATTATCTGCTACAGAACTTTTCGAGAACGGGAATATTATCACTAAACGTCCATGGGATATTTCAGTTGCGGATGTCATAGCATTAAAGATACCTAATGTTCGTTTTATCGTTTGCGTGAGAGACCCTCGCAGCGTGATTACCTCCAAGCATTACCAAGCCCCAAATGAATACAAAGTATCATGGGATAAAGCCATTAGGTACGTTCATCCAGACGGAAAAATTGATTACATGGAAGGACTTATTTATTGGGACGATCATATCCGGAAAGTGCCAAGACCCACCTATATGTTCTTTGAGAATCTTATTTCTCGCCCCCAACTTGAGCAACAGCGACTCCAGAAGCTATTTGGTTTTGAGTACAATGGGAGAAAATTTGCAGATTTTTGGGATTCCCCAATTCCGGAGAGATTGTCAGTTCAATTAAATGGAATTCGTCCTCTGGATGTCGATAGAAAAGATTCTTGGAGAAAGAATCCGGAAAGAGTTATCGAACAATTTGAGAGGTGTCCTTATTTGCATGAGCTTCTTTATAAATACCGATACGAAATGGACGGTGGCTGGCTAGAATGGCTTAAATTAACTATTCGCTGTGATTCAGTGGAGGACAAATGGTGAAAAAATATGATTATATGCTTCAGTTTTATGAAGTAGAAGATGGTGAATTGACATGGGGTGATTTGTTTAATTTATTCTATGATTTTTTGAACTTTGATATTGAAGCGCATATAAGGCTTTAACCGGTTACAGGCGAAAGGATGAAATGATGGAATCCGTTATATTAACCATACCAGTAAAATGCAAACAGGATGCCCGCGAGATCGCTGAAGAATATTACGGGGTTATGATGTGGCGAGGTATGTCGGACGGGTCTATGGTAGCATATCCAGACCGTGACGACAACCCTATCACAATCGAGTTTGCTCCGGCTGATACCGGCGAAAGGATGAAAACGCACTGGCAAGAATTAAAAACCTGTGGGTATCCCCCGCCTGATGATGATAAATTTTATGGCGCAAGATATTCTGTGCCGATTTTGGCTGGAAACGTAACCACCGGCCAAGTTGCGCTTGAAGCCTATATGTGGGATTATAAAGGTAACGGATGGGTATTAGCATCCCTTAAAGAAGGAACAGATCCTGGCGATTATGAGGTGCAACATGTGTCTCACTGGAAAATGTGGCCCAAATGTGCCGTGGCGAGTGAAGACCAAGACGCTAATTTAATTTGAAAACGAAAGGAACGAAAGGATGAATCATGACGGCAACCACTGAATACATCACGACACTGGAAGATGAAAACGACCGGCTTAAAGATAAAATAAAGCGGCTGAAGGCTCAACTCAAGCAGATGAAAGAGAAAAATGCCGTGGACTGCTCCGGCGAAGCGTCCGAGAAGTGGATTTGCCCAAACTGTAATTTTGACAAACTTAAGTGCCCAAGGTGCTGCACTTATTACACTGATAGCTGATTTTGGACTGAAAAATTACAGAAGAGAAAGTAGCTGAAATCATGCCATGTTCGGAAAACTGCCCATTGCCTGATGCGCAGCCCTCAAAAAAGCAAGAATTAACTTGACAATTAAATTAATATGTGTCATTATGTCTTTAAAACAATAAGGAGATTTTTGCTATGAAAGCATCTGATGTTATTAAGGCATTGCAGGAAAAAATTGAGCAGGAAGGGGATTTGGATGTGTATTATGTGTCACATTATGATTGGGTAATGGCTATTGGAGAAATCAGTACCTGTCAAGATGAAGGATGGGAAAGCGAACCATCAGGTCCGTATATTGGCATAGAATAAAGGCATAATTTGAACACAAGTTCAAAATAGGGAGGGGAGAATGGAGATATTTACAGAAATTATACCAGATGATTATGCGGGAGAGTTTCCATATATTGTTTTAAAAATTAAAAAATCAGACATCACTTGTGATATAATTATCTCAGCAGTGTCTGAAGCTACCGAAAATCTTAAAAATAGGAAACTGAAAAATGAAGATAACATTTGAGATGACAAAAGAGGCGGCAATTCAAGCTGCTATTAATGCAGGTTCGCCTATTGGTGAGGAGGCAGAACTGTTTGCACTTGGTATCCAGAGACAGTCCGTGTTTAAGAAAAATATCAGCGATAAAAACCAATACCGTGAATTAATGGATTACCAACGTAATGGCTACAATGTAATTAAAATTGAGGTTGCATAGCCGAGGAAAGGATGTCTTATGGCATTAACAGAAAGAGAATTACAAACCAAAGAGTATGCAATAGAAGCCACAAAAAAACTTGTCCCCAAACTTCTTGCACAATGGGGGGACATCGGAAGTGAAGTATGGGAATGTTCCCAACCGGGGAGCAGTAATTACGCAACCACTATCTGTGTATCCAGAATGGGGATATCCATGATGGGGGATGCCAGATGTCTGGTATTCAATGTTGGCTCCAATTACGGGATTCCATTTCTTGCCGGGAAGGATGTCCTCTATTATATCAAATCCAAACTTGAGTATATTTTCCAAGAACAGGAATTTGATATTGAAGTGCTGAAACACACAGTTGCAGACAGGATTCTAAGTTTCCTCGGGGATCATATCGACCTTTTTATAGATGCCTATGGAGCGGAGACTCTTTCTATCCCGACATGGATTCTTCCTTACATTGACAAGGGAGATGGAGAGCTGAAATATGACGAACTCAAATCGTGGATGGATAATGTATTATATCCTCTTCTGACAAAGCATGACGCAATTGACATGGCAAGCGATATTGACTCCTGTGTAGACTTAATGGATAACACTGAATACATGAATAACCCTTATGATGCTTACCGTCTTCTGCAGGATTTTGATGTGTTTCATATTGAAGGAGAAGACATCCACTGTATGCGTACAAAAGACTCACTCATATTTAAGTTGTTTTTTATTAACGAACTTGCAAAGAAGATAATGGAGATAAAATTAAATGGAACAGAATGAAACAATGAATCTTTCAGCATCAACAACACAATACAATCGAATTATTCTTGGTATTGCTTTAATAGGATCGATTTGTTTTGGTTTTTGGCAGAAAGATGTGCTAGCTGGAGCCGCTTACTTCTGTGCCGTTTTTTCACTGATGTAAAGAGGAGTTTTGTTTATGGAAATTAATATAAACAGTAAGATAAAATGCCGCCTAACTGTTTTTGGGGAGACCATTCTAAAAAATAAAAATCCCGTTTCTTATGAGTTTAACTACAACAAAGAAACACGAGAACTTAATGAGCAACTGTGGGAAGTTATGAATACGTTTGGTGGGGAGTTTTATAATGGGGGACATCAGATAATAGCCAAGAATTTAATCTCATGTATATAGAATGCCATAAGGGAAAAGGGGGACGAAAGCTAAGACGCATCGATATAAAAGTATGCGAAACAAAAAAATGTTTTTGTCAGGAGTACAGCAGGATAAAAAGAAAAATGATCGTACAGAAGATAGCGGAGGATATTAATGACAACCCCAGTAACACCGAATTGCCCAATGTATGCCCCCCAAAATTGTAAGTTCTATTTGTCAGAAAAGATGTGTGGGATTGTTCGTAAGGATAAGACGTGCAAAAAAGTAAAAGGGAAACAACCCTTATCGGAGATTGAAAAAAAGAAAAGAAAACGTAATTACTATGAAGTTGAGGAGAGTCACATTGGTTTCACTTGTGGTAAAGGGCATTGCCCATAAATAAAGGAGAATTGAACATGTGTTCAAAAATAATCAATTTATGTGATACATGCTCACAGGAAGTTCCAACTTGTGACGCTGCTCCAGAAGATGTAATGTATGCGGAGGATATTTATCCTGAGACCAAAGGAACAGCATTGATTGATGCTATAATTGCTTGCTTAAAATATGATAAAAAGGGGGATTAATGGGCGTTCAACAAAACCACTATCTTTTAATTGGGGCAAAATTCGGGCATAAACAATTTTATTCTTTAATGGAGGACCCTGAATATTTCCGTAGGGAGGTTGAGAACAAATACATAGACAATGCTTTCAAAGGGATTTCCCACCATAACGATCTCTGTATTATTTCAGATGGCATGGATGGGGAGTATGTTTATATTGGGCATGTCATGCAAAAAAGTGGTAACTATGGCAGTATGGGCGACTATGTGAACAGCAGACCAACGCCAACCCCTGAAACAGTAAGAGAGTGGATAAAAAAAGAATTTAACATTGATGCTGAGTGTGATACTCATTGCTTCACCCACTATCGGTAAGTCCATCCCTGTTTATTGGTGTCTAAAAGAGAAAACCTTATAATTTAGGAAGGAGAGTTAAATGGCTAGTAGATCAACCAAATACATGTACCTTCACATGGGTCTTTGTTTATATTTAACGGACAGCTTGAAAAAGATCAACGATGATCCCGAGATAAGAAGTGTGTGTGACGATGTGGTTAAAACCTCCCACAAATGTATTAACGCATGGGGGGAAGTTCTGACAGTTAAAGAACTCAGAGCTTTGCGTTCTTCTTTACGCGACATATTCAAAAAAGAAGAGGAGGCAGTGAAAGTGTCTTCATTCATTTTGGGGGGACTGGAAGACATCAGTAAACGTGTCAAATCCTCAAAAAAGATTACAATCAATAATCTCATAGATCAAGTCGTTAAACTCCAATCCTTGTTTGACGAAAATCTTTCAAATGTTTCCTTGTATGATGAAGCACTGATGGCAGGAAATAAACTCAAAGATAGGCTGTAATTATGACGATACCTACAAAGTTGTTACCAAATAAAGGTATCGGAAATTGTATTTTTTGCCTTGGGGAAACAAACTCAGTCCATTTAAAATCTGGCACTATAATTTGCCCTGAGTGTGCAAGGATTTACAGAACTTGGGACATACCGGATAAAGAAAAAAAAGTTAGAGTATTTAAAAAAGCAAGAGTCACAATAGAATGGGGAAAAATTGTCACTTTCATTTGTGACACTTGTGGCTACCCATTTGAGATAAGTATGCGACATTCCAGATTGCTGGAAAAACAAGGACGCCCCCACAGATGCAAAACCTGTGCGATTAGGATATCTGCCGCATTGAGGATGCTTAATAAGGTTGATAATCCCTCCAATAATACTTATGCCACAAAAAAAGAAAAGATTATAGCTGAATGTGGGTACGAACTTATTCCGTCTAATTCGGGGAGATGCAAGGATTACCTAACCTGCAAATTTTATGATAATTGCTTGGATTTGGTGTATGATTTGAATTGGGATGGTTTCAAAAGAGGAAAGAGAAATGAAGGAACTCCATCAAAGAATAGAGGTAGAGAGAACACTGTTGAAAGTGTCTACCCTTCTATCGGATAAGAATTTAGAATATCATTTATCCGGAGCGTACAGAAGGGGGGATGAGGAAATGACCTCTATGGATATGATAATCTTTTATCTTGGGGACATCCCCAGAATCCTTACGGAGAATAGCTACTGCTTTCAGTCATTGAAATACAAGGGGAGAACCCGTGGGATACTTGGACTCTCCTATATAATTGATGGAATACCATTTAATTTCTTCACTGGATTTGAAGACGAGTTGGGAGCCTTGCAGATTCACATTACCGGGAGCCTATTGCTGTTACGCCTACTGAGAGCAAGAGCTAAAAAACTTGGATATAAGCTCAATCAATACGGACTTTGGGAATATCAGAACAAAATAGCTGGTTCAAATGAGGAGTATATTTTTAAGATGCTTGGTGTTGAGTACATCCCCCCCGAGCATAGGAAGGTGGATGCCAAATCATTTTTAAAATATTGCAAAGGATAATTGGAGGAGCTATGAGAATTACTTGTTGGTACTGTCATAAGAATGTTACGAATGAATTACCGGACGACACTATATTTAGAGGAATAGCTGTGTGCCCGGAATGTGTAGAGAATAATATGGGGGAGAAGGTTAAAGAGGCTGAACTTTCGGCTGTGCCAGAATAATAAAAATTTGAACATGTGTGCAATTATTCTCTTGACAAAGAAATTAATCTGTGCCATAACATAATCAAACAGTGAAACATCCCATAACAATAATTAAAGGAGAAACAAGTAATGAAACAAAACCTGAAACAGAACAACCCCAAACTGGCAGAAACTCTTTCCATCAAATCCGGAACCAGGTCCGTGTCTGGACAGGACATCAAGGAAATGATCGAAAATGGAGTGGAGTCATTGGATGAGAATCAACTCTCCATCCTGATTGATTACTCCAAGGAACTGAATGACGAAGTGAAGGAAAAGAAGGAGCTTCTGGATAAAGCCAAAGAACTTCTTAAAGAACATGCCAAAGCGAACAATTGGCTAACGATGAAAGGCTTTCTTTATAGAGCTGTCATTGCCCCCAAATCCACTACTTCTGTGATTCTCAGCATGACTGACTTCGCCAAGTTCCTGAAGAAGATCGGGAAATTGGACATCTTCGATGCCGTTGTCAAAGTCGGATTGACTGACCTGAAGAAATATGTTGACCCCCACACTCTGGAAGTGGAGAAAGTGATCGCAACTGAAACAGAACCAATTGGCTCAATCAAATTCAAAAAAGCATAGGGGGATTCAAAATGGGAAGAGAATTAAAAAGAGTGCCCTTGGATTTTAAATGGGAAGAGAATAAACCGTGGGAAGGTTTCCTTAACCCTCATTATGAACGATGCCAAAGTTGTGGGGGAACCGGAAACACCACGGCATATCACCGACTCAGTGATCTTGTCTCACTGTTGATGCTTTCTGGAGATGATTCGGTAAAGGGAAAATGCCACCCATACTTTAATGAAGCCCCCTTATTTTCCACACAAGGGAAGGTTTGTGGTAAAGATATGGCAACCCTGACAGCAGGATTATCTGGAATGGAGTCTAAATCGCCCTTTGGATATGGTGTACGCAATCTATGGTCAGCCATTAAAAAGATCATAGAAGCTGCTGGATTGACTGAGGAGTGGGGAGTATGTCCTGCGTGTAATGGGGAGGGAATCCCGAAAGATAAACAAGAAGCGTATAACAACTGGGAGCGTGTTGAGCCGCCCGCAGGGGAAGGATACCAAATTTGGGAGACTGTGAGTGAAGGAAGCCCAATATCCCCTGTATTTGCAACCCCGGAGGAATTGGCATCCCACATGGCTGGAAAAAAGTGGGGAGCAGATCATGGCAGTAGTTATGAATCATGGCTTAATTTTATAAATGGGCCAGGATGGTCAGTAAGCATGATTATGGATGAATCCGGCATAAGAGTCGGCCCTAATGCTTCCTAATATGTATAATAAGTATAGCCTTTAAAATTCAATAAGCTAAGTACACTTTGAGCCACTCTAACGAGTGGCTTTTTTATTTTGTTCGTATATATTTTTTGTATAACCCTCCTTTTTATACCTGAAAATCCCACTTATACTAAATCTCATCGGTATCGTTTTCCAATACCATCCGTAACTTCCTGTTTCTATTAAATATTTATTATTTTGTATTTATACATTTGAACATGTGTTCAAATTTTTTTATTGCCAGCCCCATGTATTGTGTTAATTTTACATTAACATTCTATATATGGGAGTTTGGATGAATCCAAAGATACTTATAAAGTCCGAAGAAGAACGTCTGGTGTTTGGGGAAGTCTATTCCCCTATGGATGTTGATTCCCAAGGTGAAGCTATGACTGCTGAAGAAATCAAGAAAGCAGCTTATAACTTCTTGTCTAAAGGTATCCCCAGCAACATAGACGAGAATCACAATGGCATATCAACCGGATGTACCGTTGTGGAGTCCTTCCTTGCCCGTAAAGAAGACCCGGATGGTTTCATTGAGGGATCATGGGTAATTGGAGTTTATGTGGCCCCAGACGATCAATGGGAGAAAGTGAAATCAGGGGAATTGAATTGTTTTTCTTTTGCCGGGGCTGGTCAAACATTCGCTCTGAAAGCATTGGTTGAATTGCCCGTTTCCGGGGAAGGGGAGACTGAGGACTCAACTGATGGAGTATTACCCCCCCACTCACATAAACTCTCTATGAAATTCGATGCTGATGGAAAAGTAAAGCCGGGAGTGACTGAAGAAGAACTTGGTCACTCCCATAATTTTTCTCGCGTGTCAGCTACAGAAGCTGTCTTTGAGCATAGTCACAGGATTGTGATCACGCCTGATAAGGAGAAATAGCATGGCTGTAATTGTGCAAACTAAAACCAAGAAAAAAGAAGTTGGTTTTTTAGAGAACGTGGATGTTGATTTTGTATCTCTTGTTCGACATGGAGCCAACCAAAAATCTTTTAAAGTCATAAAGAACGAAAATGGAGAAGGAGGTGAATCAAGTATGCAAATCAAAAAGCAAGTAATACAAAGTATATTTACCCCTGCCGGAATTGAACTTGATAAAATGGCAGAAACCCCCGGATTGGAGTACCTTGTTGAAGCATCTTCGGAAGGACTGGTTAAGTCTGAGCATTATAACAAGTACGACCAAATCCCCGCTTCTGAAGTTGAGGAATTTAAACTGCTGAAAGCAGAACCCGGATGGATTGTAGTGGGAACCCTCAAAGAAGGATCGCCTGTCGAAAAAGCCATCACTCTTTCTTCGGAACAAATTGAAAAGATCGAAAGTCTCCCCATATCCCCCGCTATGTCACCATTGTCAGAGTCTGATTCTGTCAATTATTATGGCCCCATGTTTATGGATTATATCCACAGGGAAATGAACGCCATGAGTGATATAGTGACTGGCGTATTGATACAAGTTTCTACCACATCTGCCACAAGAAGAAAGACAATCTTTTCTGCAATAGATTCTTTTAAGTCGTTTATGTCAATGGCTCTGGATGCCCTTGGGAATCAAGAAATTTCAGTTGCCAAAATCGAGGAAATAACCAATGCCTTACAAAAAGGCGATACCCAAGGAGGTGAACAGATGGAATTATTCAAAAGCATGGATGAGTTTAACACCGCAGTTGGAGCCATTGTTGCTCAGGCAATCAAAGACGCTACCCCCGTTGTGGAACCCGTAATTGAAAAAGCGGAAGTTGTGGAGCCTGTTGCTGTTGCAGCCGTTCCGGATACCGCAGTGCTTGATGCGATTGCCGCCATTGCCAAAAGTGTGGAAACCATCGGAACTGAAGTGAAGACCATGAAGGAAAAAGCGGACGCGCAGTTCGTAACCGAACCTGCCGCTAATGCTCCGGAAAGTGATGTTATCACTATTCCGAAGCAGAAAGAAAGCCCGTTCTCCGGACTCCTCCTGAGAGCCGTGTAGTTTTATTTTATTCACAGCAAATTTTTTATTTTTTATCTATTTAATAGGAGGTGTCCAGTATGAAACCAAATCATCGTTCCATTATCGAAAAAGCTGATATTGCAGTAGCGAACCTTATCAGCACTGGTGGTTATCTTAACCCCATGCAGTCCAACACTTTTATCCGGATGATGATCGACCAGCCCACGCTGTTGAATGTTATTCGTGTTGTCCCCATGAACGCTCCGACCATGGAGCTGAACAAAATTGGGTTTGCAAGCCGTATTCTTCACGCCGCACCCACCTCCGGAACCGCTCTGGACTCCGGGGATCGTTCTTCCCCCACGACTGATAAAGTCAGCCTGTTGACCAAAGAAATCATTGCCGAAGTCCATATTCCTTACGATGTGCTGGAAGATAACATCGAACGCGGATCTCTGGAAAACACCATTATGGCGATGATTGCAGAACGTGCTTCCCTCGATCTGGAAGAACTCATCATCCTCGGGGATACCGATTCTGCGGATACCTATCTGGCCCTGGTTGATGGTATTCTGGTTCAGGCTCAGAGCCACATTGTCGATTATGTCGATGGTGGTGGTGCCCTTGTCACCAAAGATATTTTTAAACATGGTATCAAAACCATGCCCAATAAATATCTCCGGAATCGTGCTTCGATGCGTTTCTTCGTGTCCCCGGATGTTGAGACTGAGTACGCTGATACCTTGGCCGCTCGTCAGACCCCCTTGGGCGATAACCGTGTTCAGGTTTGGACTCCGAACAGTGCGTTTGGTGTGCCTGTTGTTGGTGCCGCTCTTATGCCGGATTCTCAGTACATTTTCACGTACCCGCAGAACTGTATTCTTGGCGTTCAGCGTTCTATCCAGATTGAAACAGATCGTGATATCCGGACTCGTGAGATCATCATCGTGCTGACCATGCGTATTGATGTTAAGTTCGAAGAGGAAGATGCCGTTGTGAAAGCACTGGGATTGACCCCGAATGATGATTCCCCTGTAACGACCACGACCTAAGAAGTAATTTTTTAAACGTATAGGAGACTTTAAAATGCCGGAAGTGACGCTGTTAAAGCCGTCGAAGAATGATTTCACAATTGTTAAAGGCAGTCATGCAGTAAAATTTGTGGGTAAAAAACCCCAGAAAGTTTCTGTTGCTATTGCGCTTGTTTGTGCAAAGAAAATGGATGACAAAGGGAGGCCCATGTTTTCTGTATCCGGAATGCCTGACATTGTGAAACCTGTTTCGAAGACGGAGCCGACACAGAACGTACCGATGCAGGAAAAAACCACCCGGAAAAAAGTCCAGCAGACTTCGCTGTTCAAATAAAGGAGCATTAACGTGGAGCTGATAGCCAGAAGAGGCGGAAAAGAATCTAACAGTCTGATTACATTAGCGGAGGCAGAAGAGTATCTTCTGGAGCTTCCGGATGATACATCTGACTGGGACGATTTGGAAGAATACGAAAAATTCCTCCGACTGATTATGGCTGCTCGGTTAATGCTCACTCTCCCTCTTCGGGGATACAAAGCCTATGAAGGACAGGCAATGTGTTTCCCGAGATACATTGGGGGAGTGTTTGTTGATACCCCCGATGAGGCAAAACAGACACAGGCATTTATCGCTTATTCTGTTGTTCATCGGGGACTGGCTAATAGAATTGGATTGGATGAAGTGGAAGGGGACAGGGTAACCCAAGTATCGCTGGGGGGTCTTTTGACTGTTTCTTTTGCTGGCTCCCAATCCAAAAGGTCTACCGGACTTGACCAGATTATAATGTCTGCTCAATTTCCTGCTTATGTTCTGATGTTGAAGTGGATGACCTCCTTTCGGGGAGGTACTGTCCTGAACGATGATGAAATAACCCTATTAACTACGACTACAACATAATGAAAATTTTTCCAAAAATAATCAGCCCTGTTCGTCGTATTCTGACTGATCTTAAAACAGAATCGGAAGTAGCCTGTGAGATTGTCTACCACAGATTTTCAAGTCAGACTATTGTCGATAGAGTTAAGACTGATAATTATGATGAATTCCCCATGACTGCTATCAGATTGAGGCATACTCAGCAATCTGCTGATATTGCTAAGTCAGTTTCTGAAGTGCAAGCGGGGGATGTGATTTACATGATTGACGCAAGAGATTTTCCATCTGGATATAGTTTAAAGGATAAAATTGTGAGAGGTTCTTCCGTAGAACCTGTAAAAGCAATAACTCCTGTTTTTGATTTGTTGTTTAATGTTACTGTGGAAAGCAGTGGGGCAGAATAATGGCAAAGTTTTTCGACATAAAACTTACGCCAAATCCCATTCCGTTTATGAATGCTATGGGACGGATAATGCCGATTGTCGAGAAAGTCATAGGAACATCTATGACAGCTTCCATACTTAATAGGCTGAAAGAAGGAACTCCAGTAGATACTGGGGATGCCAAAAAAGCATGGGTATCGGATGTCGTACCTGGGGGAATTACTTTCAGTAACCCAGTTATAGATAACACTGATAAGAAACCCACCTATTACGCCAATATACTGGAAGAAGGACTTTACCATAGGCCACAGCCCACTGAGAAAGTGGACAGAGGCTCAAGAAGACCTGGATGGTTTTCTACCCAAGCTCTTGATGGTATAATCCAGCCTTTGATAGATGATAAGGATTTTGTGGATTATATTGCGGAGATGTGCATGGATAAGTATATCGCAGAGGTAACTAAACGTGCTTAAACGAGAAGCCATAATAGCCGAACTCGCAAAACGCATTGCTGAAGTAGAAGGCATGACGTTCACTGCCCGTAACCCAGTAACAAGACCTTCAGTAGAGGATATGCCAGTAGGGAATATATTTGACTTCCCAGCAACTGTCATAAAAACTTCTGGGGGAGGACGCACAAAAGCCCCGATCTGTGAAATGGTAGGGGAAATTTTGTTGGAGATATATACAACCGGAACAACAGAAGCTACTTCCTCAGATGAACTATTTGTCTTTGTAGAAACCGTTTTACAGGCGATTTACACAGATGGGATGAGTTTGGGGGGACTTGACTGTTCGTTAAGGATTAAAGAGTTTACCAGAGTGTTTCGTCCTCCAGTCGGGGGAAACGCAGCAGGAATAGGAATTGTTTTTACAGTACAATACGTGGAAGACCTTAACATTTTATAGAACTTAGGGAGGTGCCAAATGCATGATGTAGAGAATTATACCCTTGGAAAAGGGGTTTTGTATTTCAATTATTATAAGGACAGTGTGTACCAAGGGTTCCGGGATTTGGGCAACGCTCCCGAGTTCAATGTGAGCATGGAACTGGATGTCCTTGACCATTTCAGCTCAAGAGCTGGCATGAAAGCGAAAGACAAAAAAGTGACTCAGATGATTACCCCCAAAGTGGCGTTTACTTTGGATGAACTCACTCCAGAGAATTTGTCGTTTGTGTTCATGGGAGCCGCAGAAACCGTGTCTCAGGCCCAGTCCTACGGAAGTGCCCATCTTATTTCTGTTGTGGAGCTGGATCGTTATTACATTGATTCCACCGCAGGGAAACGGAAAGTGCTTGCCCCCATTTATCTGAAGTACGATGGTGGAACCGGACTGTTCGTTGCCGGGGAAATTGTTACCGGAGCTGGTGGAGCTGTTGCTGTGGTTCAGGCTGTGATCGGAACTGCTATCACTGGTATTCTGGTTCTTGGCCCTGTGTCTGTTGCCTCGTTTATCAACGATGAAGCGATTACAGGTTCTATTGCCGGAGCTGCTGTTGCTGATGGTGCCGAAGTTACCATGACAGGAAGTGACTTCCTTGTCTGTAATTCCACCGGAACAGTCGTTTACACGCTCACAACTGATTACACTGTTGATATGAATGGTGGACGTGTGTATGTGAACTCCACTGGTGCTATCACTGCCAATTCCAGTATCTATATTGCGTATGCTTGCGAGAAAGTCACGTATAAGCAGATTTCGCTTGCCGAAGATGCCGAACTGGAAGGACAGCTTCATTTTGTCAGTGATAACCCTGTCGGAAATAACTATGAGCTGTTGCTGTGGAGGGTTTCTCTTACCCCCAATGGTGATACCGCTTTCATCGGGGATGGATGGTCTTCAATGGCGTTCAACGGAGAAATTCTGAAGGACGAAACCGGACACCCGCTTCAGCCCTTTGGTCTGGTAATTGAGGAGCCGACTATTGTAGCCACAACGACTACCTAATAGTTGAACATGTGTTCAAAATAATCGTAACCATATAAACACCCCTCGGTGAAATATCCGGGGGAGTGTTTAAATATGAACGGAGAATAAAATGAGTAAAAAACCAGTAGCCGCACCACAAGAGGACTCCATCTTCTCTGATGAAGATTGGAAAGAACTGCTTCCCGGAAAAGAAATCAAACTTGGGAGCAGGATTATCACTATCCTTCCTTTGGATATAGTTGGATTTGCTTTTGCAGTCCGACGAATAGCCACTATCACAGAAGTTCTCAAAGCAGCAAAGATAACCCAAAGTAATTTTTCCTCTCCTGATATGCTGTCTGAGCTGACCAGGATTCTCATTGATAATGTTCCGGATATTATCTCTCATGCTTCTTCTATCCCTGTTAATGATTTGAAGAGATTGCCGTTTGGCAAAACTCTGGAAATCATGGATAAGGTTCTGGATGTTAATGCTGAATCAATTGAAGGATTGGAAAAAAACTTGCCAAGCTTGGTAGCCAAAATAGTAAAAATGGGAGTCGCTACCAAAAAAGCACAATAGGGGATTTGGTTCAATTCCTTATTAACAGTGGGGGACATTCATGGAAAGATATTCAAACATATACCCCCGGACAAATTGGAGTGTTTTTCAGATCAGCAGTGCAAGGAAAAGCTGAGGCTGATATAAATAATCTTTTGATAGGATGGAACGCTGCTCACTTATCCCAAAAGGGATTAAACTCTCTCATAGCAGATATGCGAAAAAAGAGAGAAGTAGCCAACGCCACGATAGTTAAGAAAGATGTAAAAACTGGGGAGAAGAAAATCGAAGTCGATCCTCAGTATGTTAAAAAACAGTGGGGGAGTTTCATATCAGCTTTTAGCAGGATGAACAGATAGAAGGAACATCTCATGGCCGATGCAAATAAAGCTATATCCCTTACCATAACAGCAGTTGATAGCGCGTCTTCAGCTATTTCGTCAATATCAAAAGCTGTGACTGAGCTGGTAAATTCTGTACGGGACGCAGCTTTCCAAATGTCTTCCCTTGCCGGGGCCACCACTCAGTTGGGCCGAGCTTTAACTCCTGCTGCCAAAACTGTCACTACTGTAGGAACTGAAGCTGACAAAACTGGAAAATCCGTAAAGGACATGGGGGATAAGAGTAAAAAAGCTGGAACTGACTTAGAAGATTTTGATAAGAAAGCTGGGAGAGCTACCTATTCAATCGCATCATTAGCCGCACAATTAACAATTGTAGCTGTTCAATTAGCCGCAGTCTACTTTCCGGTAAAACAAGCTGGTGAATTTGAGTACATGATGGCTCAAGTTGGAGCTGTTGGGGAATCCACAGGGTTATCGTTAGAAAACCTTGGGAATCTCGCCAAGGACATGGGGGAGAAAACAGTCTTTAGTGCCACTGAAGCTGCTGGTGGATTGAAGATGTTAGCCCTAGCTGGTCTCACCTATGAACAGTCCATGGAAGCACTACCAATCGCTCTTGACATGGCAATTGCCGGGATGATGGACTTGGAGAAAGCTGTTACCATATCCACTCAGGTAATGTACGGATTCGGATTAGCCATATCCGACCTTCCCCATGTTGCTGATGCAATTACTCTTGTAGCTAATAAAACCAATTCCAGTATTGAAGAACTTGGACTTGCTTTATCATACGTTGGCCCAATAGCTTCTGCTTTAGGAGCTGACTTTGATGAAGTCACAGCCGCACTAGGTATCTTACACAACGCCGGTATCTCCTCGACACGTGCGGGCACGGGCCTTCGTATGGCTCTATCAAGGTTGATAGAGCCATCTAAAGAAGCGTCAGACGTAATGACTGAATTGGGCAGAAGAATAGGACAGTCTTCGCTCCAGGTTTTTAATGCTCAGGGAAGCTTTGTCGGGATGCAGGAGTTATTGGAGCAGTTAGAGACTGCTGGGATGACTGCTGGGGAATCCATGAAGCTTTTTGGGGAGCGATCAGGCCCTGCTATGACCGCTCTTATGCTTCAAGGCTCGGACGCATTGGAAATGCTCACATTATCCACTAAAAATGCTGATGGAGCTACCAGAGAAATTGCCACTTTAATGAAAGACACATTGGTAGGATCTGTTAAGCAAGCAGGAGCGTCTTTCTCTAACTTAGGAATTATAATAGGGGAGGCTACCCTTCCGTCCGTTACCTCTTTTTTTAGAGAACTAACGCTAGGAATAAAATCCTTATCTTCTTTTATGAGAGAGTTCCCTCTTTTATCCTCCGTTGTAATTAAAACCACCACTGTTATGCTTACTGCTGTTTTAGCTATGCAAGGATGGAGTCTTATAGTCAAGGCAGCTACTATGCTCATGTTGCCCTTCCATGGTACGTTATCCATACTGTCAGATGGCTTCTTATTTTTGAGCAGGACAATTGGGGGGGCTTCTGTTACATCTGTTGTTTTTGGTGGGGTTATTACAACTATAACATCAGCTTTTGAATACTGTGCAGTAGCCGTATTATTGTATGGGAGTGCAATAGCAGACATAGCAGCGGCTAGCGGGATAGCCGCTGCCGCTACGACCGTGTTAGCTGATGCGCTATTTTTGGTAGGTAGTGCGTTAATAGTACCTGCTTTAATAGCTGGCGCAGCAATGTTATTAAAATATTTATGGGATATGTCTGTAGCAGCTCAAGAAGCATCTGACAGATATACCAAATTCTCTGAAGCGGTATCAACATCTGGTAAGTCAGCCGAAAGGTTTGCCGAACAAATTGGATTGTTAAGTGAAAAATCCAATGAGAATAAAGATGTGTCTAAAGAACAGATAGAGTTGATACGCCAAATCTCGGATAAATACGGACACGCAACCGACGTATCAAAGCTGTATACCATGTCTCTGGAAGAACTAAAAGCAGAAATGGAGCGTGTGAGTAAAGCCGAATTTCTGAGAGGAGCTGAAGGAGCCGTTCAAAGAATGGAAAACTTAGCTTCTGCTGCTGATGATCTAGGGGGAGCAATCATAGAATCTGGATCGTCCTTTGATTTTCAAACTAAAAACATGGAAAAATTTAATGCCTCTTCAGAAGGAACCAAAAAGCTGATAAACGGGCTGTCCCAAGCTGCTATTGATTCTGTTACGAATTATTTAAATGCTGGTTTATCCATACAAGAATTTTCTGCGCAGTTAGACGGGGTTCAAGGGATTTCAGATTCGGTTAAGAATGCTCTGGTTGATTTGTACACTAATATGTACAATTTATCCAATAAAGCAGTTGAGACACTATCTAATGAAGAAGTCGCGTACCAACAACGTAAGAAAACTTTGATGGATAGCTTTAAGGACGAAGAAATTATATTTGAGCTTAAAAAAACACAAATGGAGCAGGAAATAGCTGCCATAGAGAATAAAGTAGCAAGGGGGGTGCTGGCAGAGCAGGATGGAATTTCGCAGATTTCAGCTTTGCGTTTAGCTAATGCTAACGAGGAGTTGAAGAACGCAGAAGATCATTTTCAAGCATTACTGGCTATAGAGGAAGAGAAAAGAGGAAAAAAGTTTTTCAGTGAGGTTGAGTACACAGATGAGTTAAAAAAATTATGGGATGACCGTAATGTAAAAGAAGCGGAGGCACTCGACGCTGGGACTGACTCGCTTAATGCCTCGTTAGAAAGAAAAAAGAAGATAAATGAAAATTATCAAAATGATTTGAAGATTATGCAAAGCAGGGATCTTCAACTTGTTGCAGAGAATTTAGCTATTGGAGTTATTAGTGAGCAGGAAGCCTTAGATAAAAGGTTCAAGATAAACTCTGATTATTACGATAAGGCGTTACGAGCAGCGGAAACCCAATTATTATATTTAGAGAAGAATAGAAGCGAGGACACTGAAGCCATACGTGAGCAGATAGCTGTTATTGACGCATTAAAAAAAGGACAATCAGATAACGAGATCGATAATGAGAAGAAAACGAGAGACGCAATAAATGCTTTAAGGGAAGCAAACTTGTCTTACGAAAAAGCAGTATCAGATAGAAGAATCCAGCAGCTTGAAGCAAGCACTAAAGAAGCTTTGCTGTATGTCCAAAAAGGGAGCGAAGAAGAAAAACAGATTCTAAGCGATGCAGCAGAAGAAAAGCTGGCAATAGAACTGGAGTATCTTGAAAAAGATTTAGCCAATAAAAAAGCTGCTGTGGATGAAGCTGTTGCGCTGTATGGCTATGGAACTGCAAAATATAAAGAAGCCAAAAATGAAGAATACGCTGCCGAAACTGCTGTTGCTACAAAGAGGGACGAAATAAACCTTCAACAAATTGCTGGAATAGACCAAGTAAATGAAGCCCAAGACGGAGCTGCCGCAAAAGCTGAGGAAACAGCGCAGAGACAGAAAAAAGCCATGGATGATGCCATAGCTTCAGCCGCTAATTGGAGAGACCAATGGATACAAGCCACCAGTGAAGGGACTGTCGCTTTATCTGATCTTATTGGCGAACTTGATAGATTGGAATCCATCTATGGCGAAAATGGAAATGCCGGGATGTTCAGTAAGATGGTTGATATAGTAACTGAGAAAATTGGCAAAACTGTTGTAGCCATGAAGGAACTTGGGGATATAGCTAAAGAGTCATTTGGTGTTGTTTTGGATTTAGACAAAATGACATTAAATGATGCTATTGCCGCAGTTGACGCACTTATAGCTTCATACCAGACTTTATATGATACTCTCTCCAAAAACAGGGAGAATGTCGATGGAATTCGAGCAGGAATAGAAACATGGAAAGGAGCCGTGTCTGAGGTTGATGTATCTTTAGGTACTTTTGGGGACAGCATCTCCAAATTAGATACCGCAATGAGAGAACTGACTGATGACACATCAGGAGTTTCAGAAGCGTATTCTGAAGTTATCAGTTCTGGAGGTTCTGCTATAGACGCTTTGAAGGCCCAATGGGACTCTCTCGGGGAAACCATCAAAAATATCGAAGAGATGATAAAAGGAGTTTATGCTGATACAGAAGCATCAATTCGTAGCTTAAACCAGGGATTGATGTCTGGTATAGACCTTTATCGAGACAGAAATCTACAGGCCCAGGAACTCATAGCTGCTGGAAATAAAGCTATGACAGACGGTATGATAGAAGACGCTAATAATTATTATAATCAGGCAAGACAACTTATTGAATCTAATGTGGGGGAAGTAAAAGATGCCGAAGGAAAAATAGTTCTTTCCAAAGAACAGACCACAGCAACAGCTATCGGGCTTTTAGATCAAATCCAGGCAGTTCAAGTTTCCGGGCTCCAATCCTTTAAAGGAACTTTGGAACAAGAGCAAAATTCAATAGCCTCTACTATCGAAAGTGTCATGACAAAACTTGAGTCTGTTTTAGACAGAGTGCTTGGAAATATTAGTGGTAAGATAAAAATATCGCAAGAAGAAATCACAGAATTAATGAAAAGTGTTGATGCCTATTATGGGAGAACTGGCGATGATACTTACGAAAGTAAGCTTCCCAAAAAAGCAACAGGCGGATTACTCGGAGGACGCCCCCATTCTGAAGGTGGGACTATCATTGAAGCTGAACGTGGTGAGTTTATCCTTCCAACAAAAGCCACTTCTAAGATAGCCTCAGAACACGGATGGGGAGCTTTGGAATCCTTAAGACAAGGCGTGTATGCAGAAGGGGGATTAGTTGGTGGAATGAAATCAGCCATAAGTAATGCCATGTCTGGTATAAGGTCATTTTCAACTGGGGGAATGGTAGAGTCTATTGGTAGTGCCATTAACTCCACGTCAAATTTTTTATCTGGCTATGCATTAAGGCCTGAATTTGCGTCGGGAGGAATGGTTTCAGGGATGGACATCAAAAGCATGGGTTCCGTGGACCTGAATTATGGTGGGAGGTCTTTCCCTGTTGCTGGGAAAATAGATGTGCTTAATGAGCTTAAAACAGCTATAGCTAAAGAACAGCGCACGAGGCCGAATAAATGATAACATTAGCTGGCATTGAGTTACCGGATTTGTGGTTTGATCCTTCAGCTCTCTTAGGTATCGAGGTTTCTGGCAGACTGGCTGAAGCCAGAGACGGAACTGCACATATTTTTAATCAGTCTGCTAAGTACAGAGCCGCCGATCTTGTAGGGTCCGAGGATATGGCATGGATGACGTACCTCACCATGAAGCAAATTGACGCATTAGTTATTCCTGGTGGGCAGTATGATTTGAGCTATGAGGGGGTGCTTTATTCTGTTGCGTTCAGAACGTGGGAGCCGCCTGTTATTTCTGGGACACCGTTGGTCTTTAGGCCAAATCAGGAAGATACTGATTATTTTAAGAACATTCGTATAAAGCTTATCATCACATAAAACCCCGGTTTTTAATCCGGACTATAAATGGAGGAGTAAACCCATGACCGTAGCATCCGCAGACATAAAATTCAGAAAATCCGTTATCCAGACTGACGTAGACGCCAACGGTGGCCGAAAAGGGGCTACGCAAGTAATTTCCGGTGCGCGTCATGCGCTGTTCCCGAGGGTGACGAAAAGCCAGCGGGACGCTGGGCTGGTCCGATACCGGAAGGAATTCTGGTGCAATGAAAATGCTTCCGATGAATCCGCTTATGGGGTGATGATTTATCTCATGAAGCCGTCGAACGCGGAAGACCGATTTTATCTGGCACTGGGATCACAATTCGATACCCAGGCCAATTTCAAAAAATCGTCCTATCCGTATGCCTATTGCTGGACCGGGTGCGGGCAGTTGGAAACCGCGCTTTCCGGCGGTGAATCCGAAGTCTCCCTGACCATGGAGAACAATGATTATATGTTCCCCAATAACGGGTATCTGTTTCTTTCCAATTTGCTGATGACCGGGCAAACCGTTGATGCGGACGTGGCGCCGGGGGATTCGGTGTATTATTCGGCGGGCTCCTGGAGCAAGGTCACGCACACGGATGATATCACCTATCCGTATGGCTGGGCTGCGTCTTCTACCACTGTGATCTCCAAAGAGACCACCACGAAAGAAGAATTTTTGCAGATCGCCAAAAACGAATACACGGGCGAAGATATCGGGACCGGCGACGGAACTGATACTGCTCCCACGCTGTCTACGTTGACCCATGTCACCAACGGCATCTGCCGACAATCCAGGCTCACGCCGGTTGTGACGGCGACCTGCGGCGGTGTGGCACGAACGGTGAATGTGGATAATGCCG